TTGAACCGTGAAAAATCAAGAAAAGAACACCTCCGAAAATCAAAGTATGCCCGCACGGTAAGTGAACAACTTGAAAAAACAGAGGGAAAAAACGTGGCAGCAGCGAAGGAACACGCCGATTTTAAGACCATGTTTGAGCGCGGCGAAGAAACAGCTTCAGAGGCAGAGTATTACGCAGCACGGGTAGTTTACGAGGCCGCTAACAATGTTCTGGACACGCTTGCGCAACACATAAGTAACCTTAAAAGTGAGCGTAGGCTGGAATACACCGGGCAAGGCTCACAACAAATGTAAGATAAATGCGAAGCCCACCCCACAAGCGGGGCGAACTTCACACGGTAGGAAATTTTAGTTTGATTTGATCTGATAGCGCAAGGCGACGTAAGTTGTTTTGCGCTTTTTTGTGTTGGTTTTCAGGCGGTTAAAAACTAATTGAAAATAATTTCAAAAAATATTAAAAAAGATTTGGTTGGTAATAGTAATTGATATTACCTTTGACCTATCAGAAACGCCGAAAGGCATCACAAACTAAAATATACACACCATGCAATCCACTCACTCAGCCGCAGCAAAGCAAATTAAAGCAGAATTGAAAGCAGCTTTTCCAAGCGTGAAATTTTCGGTTAAATCAGATATTTTTTCAGGTGGCGACGCTGTACGCATCCGTTACGAAGACGGCCCAACGACAAAGCAGGTTGATGAAATCGTAGGCAAGTTTCAGGAAGGTTCTTTCAACTCTTACGAAGACATTTACGAATACGACAACCGTAACAACGACCTGCCACAAGTGAAGTATGTACAGGTTGCCCGCGACAAAAGCGAAGCAAAAAAAGCCGAGGTAATGGAAATGATTGGCGTAACCACAGAAACAGAAAACGAATGGTTTGCCGACTTTCGCTGCTACGGTAGCGAATTGGTTTGGCGCAAATTCTCAACAATAGATTTTACAGCATGAAAAAAACACCACAACAAACCCCCGCCGAAACGAGCGGGGGCAACGACCTGAAAAAACCCCGCATCGTTTACTTCACTGATGAAGTTTGGAACGCGCTGCGGGCAAACGGAAACGCAACAAAAGCCCTGAACCTGCTTTGCGAAAAGGCGGGGTACGGGAAAAAAGAATCACAATCAAAAACCTAAAATTTCAACACACAATGAGCAAGAAAATTTACAGCCGAACAATCACGCCTATCAGTGGGAGCGCAGTTTGTTGACCGAATCCAGGTAGAAGAAATTAATGGGGTTTTGTCGGTAACGGCGCACAGTGCAGTCAACACAGGTGGCGCACTTGTTAACTGCCCTCCAATCCGGGTAGACCCGAACGTACTTGACTTAATTAATGGCATAGGCGAATGCCCATACACATTAGAATCATGACCGACCAACTACAACAATCCATCGAATCACTATACAACCGCGCAATCGGCATCCCCGCCAAACCTTGCACCCAGGTTTTCGAGGCCGCAACGGTGCAAGAGTTTGAACAGGCAGCCGCAATGCTGCTACGAGTTCAATCAAAACTTAGGCAGCATGGCAATGAAACGAAATTTGGCGGCGTAGAAGGCAAGGTTATGACAATCACCCATGACGGCTACACGTTGCGCGTCACGCTTGTAAAGCAGGTGAAGGCAAGCAATGTAACAGAGACTAGCAAAGAGGCTTACCACACAATCAATTTCACAGGGCAGCGCGACCGCATAGCAGAAATAATCCGACAGCATCACCAAGGAATCACGCGCAAAGAAATAGAGGTGTTCCACGGCTTTGGCAGCAACGCCGTTACGGGCCGGGTAAAAGAGCTGCTCGAAATGTCCGCAGAAAAGCCGTTCTTTTTGAGCGGTGGACTTTACAGATTGGAAGTCACGGGAACGCGGCTATCATTGTGTAAAGGGGCAAGCCATGTGCCTAATGAGGTTTTGCAATGGATACCAGATTTTGGTTTAAACCCGGATTACTATCAATCTGCCCTATTGGAACTTGAAAAACAAACACCAAAACAAACAGAACTTTTTTAACTTTTAAAGCGACACCGATAATGCAAGAGGATTATTTAAAATTTTTGGAGCGCAAAAGGCACTCCACCCAAAAGCACGGCATTAAGCCGCTTTGGATACCGGATAAGATGTTTGATTTTCAGGCGTACGCCGCCGAATACAGCATCGAAAAAGGAAGGTGCGCGGCATTTATTGATACGGGACTTGGAAAGACTTTGATTGAACTTGTGATAGCCGCAAACTACGCCCGCCACACAAATAAGCCCGTTCTAATTATCACCCCTTTGGCGGTTGCTTTTCAGTTTATTCGAGAGGCGCAAAAGTTTGATATTGACGATGTGGAATACAGCAAGCAAGGCAAGTACACTAGCAAGATAGTGGTGTGCAATTATGAGCGACTTGGATACTTTGACCCGAACGACTTTGACTGTGTGATACTTGACGAAAGCAGTATTTTAAAGAACTTTGACGGCGCAATCAAAGCGCAGGTAACAGCCTTTATGAAAAAGGTTAAGTACCGTTTTCTTGCCACAGCCACCCCATCCCCAAACGATTTTGTAGAACTTGGAACAAGTAGCGAAGCCCTTGGATATTTGGGCTATACCGACATGCTAACCAAGTTTTTTACCAACAACGAAGATACGATTTCCCCTCAAAACATCGGCACTGAATGGATTTTAAAAGGCCACGCCAAAGATGCTTTTTTTCAATGGGTTTCAGGTTGGTCTATATCCATGCGCAAGCCATCAGACCTTGGGTTTGATGACAGCCGCCATATTTTGCCAGAACTAAAAACCAACTTCCACAGCGTAGAGAATAAAAGAAACCTGGTTATTGACGGCCAATACCAACTATTCAATATTGTGGCAAAGTCAAATAAAGAGGTTTTGGCGGAAAGAAAATCCACGATAGAAGACCGTTGTCAAAAAGCATTTGAGTTGTCAAGTGGCCACGATTGTAGCGTTTACTGGACAAACCTAAACGATGAGGCCGACCTTTTGCAGCAACTCGACAAGGACGCTTACCAGATCAAAGGCAGCATGGATATTGACAAAAAGGAAGATTTGCTTTTGAATTTCTTTGATGGAAATATCAAAAAGCTGATTACAAAACCAAAGATCACCGCATTTGGGTTGAACTGGCAGCACTGCAATCACACGGTAGTTTTTCCGACTTTCAGTTATGAGCAATACTACCAAAGTATCCGCAGGTTTTGGCGGTTTGGTCAAAAACGCCCTGTTACGGTTGACGTGGTTTACAGCGACGGACAAAAGCGGGTTTTGGATTCGTTACTTGCGAAGTCAGACAAGGCAAACGAGCTTTTCAGCAAATTAAATTCCAGCATAAACCAGTCTTTTGAAATCAAAAAAACACCGTTTGAAAAACAAGTTTCCCTTCCTTCATTCCTAAAATAACAACTAATGGTAAAGAATCAAGTCATAGCCGACAACTACGCAATTTACGAATCAGACTGTATGTTCGTGCTTGCAAATATCCCCACCGAAACCATTGATTTTTCCGTCTATTCGCCACCGTTTGCCGGGTTGTACAATTATTCCAGTTCCGAAAACGATTTTTCAAACTGCGAAACCAAAGAGCAATTCCTGGAGCAATACGAGTTTTTGGTCGCTGAAATCTCCCGTGTAACTAAGCCTGGAAGAATCACGGCGGTACACGCTACCGACATCATGAACTCAAAAACCGAATGCCTTTGGGACTTTCCGCACGAAATTATCCGCATCCACGAAAAGCACGGTTTCAAATACAAAAACCGAATCACGATTTGGAAAGAGCCGCTCGAAGTTCGCCGCCGCACTATGGTTCGTTCTTTGATGCACAAAATGATAATTGAGGACAGCACCAAGTGTTTTACCGCAATGCCCGACTATGTGCTAATTTTCAAGCGAGACGGAGAAAGCGAAGTACCTGTTACCCATCCATTCGGGCTGTTTGAATACGCCGGGGCTACGCCGTTTTTGGATGCCCACAAAAAGACCTACGGAGACTACGAGGCATTCAAAAAGAAATGGATGGCATCAACAGCGCCCGCTTACGAAAACAAACTTTCTCACCTGACCTGGCAGCGTTACGCCTCATCGGTTTGGGAAGATATACGCGCCTCAAACGTTTTGCCTTTCAGGGATAGCAGGGATGAGGATGATGAGAAACACGTGCATCCTCTTCAACTAGACGTGATTGATCGACTTGTAGAACTATACACCAATCCAGGCGAAACAGTTTTAACTCCGTTTATGGGGGTAGGAAGCGAGGTTTATGTCCCTGTTTCAATGGGTCGCAAGGCAATAGGCATCGAACTCAAAGATACCTACTTCAAACAGGCGGTTTTAAATATGAAAGACGCGGAATTGCGCTGGGATGCCAAACGCCAAAAGACATTGTTTGAAGAAATTGAACAGGAAGATTTTGTAGGTGAAGAAATGGATTAAAAACATCACCCCCGGCTGGCTACCCAAAAGGTAAAGAGGTGTCGCGCCTGCTAGTCGGGTTTTAAAAAACTCAACCATGAAAAACGAACTAACGCCGCAAATAGCGGCACTTTACATCGGGCAAAAATGCACTGTAACTAGTAAGAATTCATCCTTTTTATCCGATTACTACGGAGACGGTGAATCTGTTACTATAACCCCTAATTTCTTGCAAGAAATTGTAAATGGTCGCTGCGAGGTTATTTTGCACCTTCGCCCACTCGATAGTCTTACAGAGGCGGAGGCGCGGGAACTGTACAAGATAAAGTATGGCGAGACGTGGGAAAAGTCGTTTCACGACATTAACATAAAAGTGTCGCCATGCCTTGAAAATTTCTGGAAATCAGACATTGAACTTTACAATGACGAAGGAAAACTTTTGATCGGATCTCCCGCCATTTGGCTAAAACTCCTTTCGTGGGGCTTTGATCTTTTCGGACTTATAGATCAAGGGCTTGCGAAGCCATTAAACCAATGAGCAATAACCCGCATAGGTAGTAAATTCACACTTAAATTTAAATAAAATGGAAGACAATTTCAAAACATTCAAAAAGTACAAATTCAACCACGATACCAAAGAGAACGAAGGCGGTGACGTGCCAGAAGCACTTGGTTTGTCTCAAGATTTTTGCGACAACGTGATTAAAACACTTCGCGTAGAGGAAATCAAGCAGAAAAAAGTCACAGAGACATGGGAGGAAACGTTCAACCAAATCCTGCCAAACAATGCAATGGAGGCTTTTTTCATCGGGTGGTCAGCGCGGGCATTGTATGACATGAATCACGGGGGTGGAAACCTAATGGAAGCCCTCATGCGCATGATGCGGGACAGATAAAAAAGAGTTACGCGAAAGGCTTGAAAGTTTGGAAGGATAACGTACTTTTGACCAATACTTTTTCAGAAACATTTTTCACCTAAAATTCAATATTATGTAACACTTACCCTATCTTTGTCCTGCTCGAATGAGAGCCGCCCGTCCGGGAAACGGGTTGAATGAGTGCCAGTATCATTGGCGAACAAGAAACTTTTTTAGTAACTGCCCTTCGCAGTTCTACCGAGTACAGGGATGATACCCCTGTTTCGTGGCCCCCAAGCCCCTCGGTAGAATTGTTGAAGGGCTTTTCTTTTTGTGCAGTTATGAACACGTTTTCAGAAATTGACCTCATCCGAATGTCGGATTTTGATTTTCTTGCAACCATACGAGCATGGCCGATGGAATCGAAATGGAGCGACAAAAAAGCCTTTGCTTACGGGTTGTCAAGGCTTACGCACATGAACGGAGTCAGGTACGCGCAAACAGGAAACACAAAGGCTTTCACAAAATCAATGCGGTAAAAATGGAGTTTTCACTTACTATCAATCAAAAGCAAATCCACGAGAACTTTCCGGTTCTTGACATTAAGGACGCTGCCATAATTGATTTCCTTACCAGGTTCTCACACGCAAAAAAGATTAAGAAGCGAATCATTGGAACCGATATTTACTACTGGTTTGACTACGGCAAGATAGCAAGCGAGAACCCGCTCCTAAAACTTGACCGGGAATCAATCAGAAAGCGGGTAAGGAACATTTGCAAACTTGGAATACTAAACGCCCACCCGGACAACCAAGGCGGCGAAGTGTACTTTGCCTTTGGGGACAATTACGAAAAAACGCATCGGGCGGATTTGCCCGAAGTTGAGGCGCAAACATCGGGCAAACAATCCCGAACGCATCGGGCAGAAAATCCCGAACTTTTGGCAAAACATCGGGCAAATAATCCCGATAATCATAATAACCATTCTAATCATAATAACCAACCATCATCAGAACCAGAAAAAGCCGCCGCCGACACCGCCGAATTTATCATAAAAACAACAACAGAATTTCCAGACGTAACGCTGGTTGAATTGAAAACCTTAGAAGCCAAAACCGAAAACCCCACCCCGGTTCCGCCGCCCCCCGCCCCGCCCGCAGAATCTTCGCCCCGCCGATATGATTCTTTTGACATTGACACCGACGCTGAAAAATTAAAAGAAGACCACCTTTGCCGGGATAGGTTTGGCCGGGATTTGAGGATCGGATTTGAAAAAGCAACGGCAGACTTTCCGGTTTATGTGGATCGGTTTGTTGAAAACCAAAAAGCCGAAACCTTCAACTACCCAAACACAAAAGAGTTTCGGCGGCATTTTTTCAACTGGATTCCTAAAGTGTACGGAATAGCGCAACCCGGCAACCAAGGCCCGACACGAAACGGAAAAGCAAACCTTAACCACCTCGGAAAAGACGCGGCGCAATTCGCCTGGCCTCAAAAATTCTAACATTTAAAATTTACGAGCATGGACAATTCAAACAAGCAAAACGCAAAGTTTTTGGGAAATGTAAGGCCGTCTTTAGTTCAAATAAAGACCGCAAATATCACTCAAATAACGTATTTTCGGGGAACTGAAAACGGAATTGAAGACATTGACGGGCCGATTGAGCAAGACCCATGCGATTTAGCGCATGATTACGAGGCCATGCAATACGGCTCAGATGCTCCCACCGAATACGATCCATCATGACACACGAAATTGATTACACGATAGACATTGAAGCCTACGCCAAAGAAATGGCAAAAGGAATGAGCTTGGAGCAATTGCGCGAAAAGCAGGGGTACACGCCGCTTTCAAAAGGCAGTATTCCACCGCTGGCAGAAACCAAGCCCGTAACCGACGAAGGCCGGGCGCACATGGCGCGGCTAAAATCAACAATCACAGCCAAAATAATCACAGAACCCCGCCGCATCAAACAGGAAATGCCCTACGATGATGCAGATTTTGAGAAGTGGGTAAAACAGGGATGGATTTCAACGCTGGACAACGGTGGCGTGATTTCAACGGCAAAGCGAAAGGTTTGGGCATTACTTGAAATGAGGGCCGCACATATTTCGGTCATTGAAAACAGGGACTTTAGCTGGATTTTTGATGAAAACCTGCCGTGGATTATTCGGAACATGACCAAGTATTTCATTAACGATCCATCGTGCGAGTTCACAGGCGGTCTTGCCAAAGGGCTGTTTCTGTACGGACTTCCTGGCACAATGAAAACGGAGATCATGCAAATATTTGAAAGGTTCTGCCGGGAAAACGATTTGCAAAAGCAGTTTCAAATCACGTCAATGTCAGAGGTTTACGCAAAGGCAAAGGTTGACAGCAAGTTCGACCCCATCACGCCAAACGTTCAGCTAAACCGATGCTTTGATGAGTTCGGGCGTTACACCGGGGCTGTTATGAATTTTGGTGAGTCGATTGACATCAACGAGGTCGTGATAGAGCAACGTTACCCACGATTTAGAAACGGAGGGCAACTGACCCATATCATTGCCAACATTGAACCGAACCAAACAGAGCCGATGTTTACGCCCATGATTTTCGACCGGATCAAGCAGATGTGTACAAGTGTTCACTTTCAAGGACAAAGCAAAAGAAAATGAA